TTTCCTTCAAACCTGAAGCACACTGGGTCTACCTGTAGTAATGCTGATCGTAGAATTTTGATCAATTTTAACTACTTTACTGAGAGATGTTCACAACAAAACAACTAGAGTTCCATGTGACTCATACATGCAACTTTAGTTGTCAGGGTTGCTCTCACTATTCTAACCATGGTCATTCTGGAACAATATCGGTAGATGTTGCTAGAGAGTGGCTATATACTTGGAGTAGGAGAGTCAAACCAAAAAGATTTGTAATACTTGGTGGAGAACCAACATTACATAGAGATTTAGTTGATATGGTGTATATGATCAGGTTGATGTATCCTGATCCCTACACTAATATTGATTTAGTATCAAACGCAAGTTTTTTACATAATCATCCACAATTACCTGTAGCATTAAAGGCAACAAATACAACCCTAGCAATATCGATACACAGTACGAAGCATAAAGATTATGCTAGGAAGTTCAAGAAGGGATATCAACTAGCAAAGTCATGGAGGCATGATCTTGGTGTTGTGGTAGAATTCTGGGACTTTACCAATGAACATTGGATTCCACAATACAGGGGATTTGGTAGTTCGATGCTACCTTTTGAGGATCAAAATCCAAGAGAGAGTTGGAATAAATGCATATCAAAAAATGCATTGCAACTACATGAGAATAAACTTTGGAAGTGCCCACCTTTAGCGTATCTTCCAATGCAAAAGAAAAAGTATGATTTAAGTTCTAAATGGGATCCATACCTAGAATATAAACCATTAGAACCTGACTGTACTGATGCAGAACTCGAAGAATTTTTGTCAAGAGAGGACGAATCATATTGTTCAATGTGTCCTGCAAATCAAAGACCAATCATAAAGGAAGACCCTACATTACCAGTTAGTTATTGGGAGAAGAAGTATGATCACATGGGGAATATCATCGAATAGTCACAATGCTGCTCTTGCAGTATTTTGTAACGATTCTTTGGTGTTCGCTAGTGAGAGTGAACGATTTAGTAGGATAAAGAATGATCCCAATATTGACGAACATTTAATATTCCATGCTCTGCAATATGGAGAACCTGATCTTATCTGTTGGTATGAGAAACCATGGAAGAAGAAGTTAAGGCAGTTACGTTCTGGTCAAGGATTGGGTGAAAAGAACTTTACCAAGTATTTTAATTGTAAGCACAAGTTCTTTGATCATCATTACTCTCATGCTTGTGCTGGATATTTCACGAGTAAGTATAGGAATTGTGCTGTCTTAGTTGTTGATGCGATTGGTGAGAGCACCACCATGAGTATTTGGTCAGCTGGTGGTAATAGATTGCATTTAAGATACAAATTGGAATATCCTAATAGTGTTGGTCTATGGTACTCTGCCATGACTCAAAGAATAGGATTAAAACCAAATGAGGATGAATACATTCTCATGGCGTTATCTTCCTATGGTGATAGGACTAAACTTACATCTAAAATATTGAATGATTTGATTGGTATTGACTTCCAAGCAAAACGTAATCTTCATAGAGGTTGTTTGGATTGGGCACCAGGTGAGTCTGATGAAGATATTGCTGCAGCAACTCAACATGTGTATGAAGTCTTGTTTGCTAATGCGTTAAGGAAAGCAAGAGAGTTGGTTGGTAGTAATAAATTGGTATTGACTGGTGGATGTGCTTTGAATTGTGTAGCAAACTCAAAAGCATATGATTTTTTTGATGATGTTTGGATAATGCCTGCTCCAGGAGACTCTGGATCTGCTATTGGTGCTGTACTAGCACATACGCGGAAGAGAATAAAATTCTCTCCCTACTTGGGATATAAAATACCACATGAGGAGAAGAATAGGACCATTGTTGATCATTTAAACAATCATCATGTGTGTGGTTTAGCAAGAGGTAGAGCAGAATTTGGACCAAGAGCACTTGGTGCTCGGAGTTTAATTGCTAATCCAATGCATCCTGGAATTAAAGAGATAGTTAATGGTATAAAAGAAAGACAACCTTACAGACCATTCTCTCCAATGGTTCCCATAGAATATGCTTCTAAGTATTTTGATATGCATCAAGACTTAGTGGAGAGTCCATTTATGCAATATGCCATTAAGTGTAAAAAACCAGAGTTATTGCATGGTGTTGTACATGTTGATAATACAAGCAGAGTTCAAACTGTGAAAAAATGTGATGCACCTAAACTGCATGATTTGCTAATGAGATGGAAGCATGTTAGTGGACATCCTGTTCTTTTAAATACTAGTTTAAATGTCAAAGGACAACCAATTCTTAATGATAAGTATGATGTTAAACTGTGGTCGGAGAAACATGGGATAAAGGTATTCTCATGAACTTTTTAGAATTAGAAGATAAACCTTCGGGTCCATTTATGGATCAAGATACAAAGCAGTTGTATCAAAAAAATCTAAAATCACAACCATCCAATTGGAGATATAGGGATAAAGTAGTACAATATACTTTAAATTCTCATAACTATAGGACAAAAGAGTTCCATATCATACCTTGGGCAGAGTCTGTGGTTATATTTGGTTGCTCTTATGTGTTTGGGATTGGTGCTGCACTTGATGAGACTATAGCAGCACAATTGAGTTCTATTATAAAAAGACCAGTCATAAACATGGGAGCACCTGGATCAAGTGCCACATTCTCATTATACAATTCTTCTATATTGAGAAAAGAATGTCCTAAACCAGCGGGCATAGTGTTTGGTTGGACATCTGCTGCAAGATGTACATTATTTTTAAAAGATAGCACAGTACATTGTGGTTCTTGGATGGAAGATGTTGGTGGGTTGGGAAAAGCTTGGAGAAGATTTGATAGTAATGCGTATACACATTTGAATTTTACAAGACAATGTGCTCAACAGATGTGGGATGATACTCCATACGCAGACTTTACATTGTTCCCATCAAATAGATCTATGATTGATTGCCCCTACATAAAACAAATTGATTATGGTAGAGATTGTTGTCATCCTGGTGTAAAGACTAATGAACAAGTTGCTACTGTTATTGCAGAACAATTAAACCTATGATACAATATCATCAGTCTATCTAAGGTATATGACTGAAAGAACTTACACTAAAACTGATAGTAAAGGTCGGGAAGAAGTCTGGTCTTGGGATGAGACTCCCGAGGTTGTAGCAGCAATCAAACAACTACATGAAACCGTGAGGAAGAATAATGAAGCTCTTAACTCTTGAAGATTATCAGAAGGCAGGTGAGACCTTTTGGCCAAAGTATTGGTATGTTGCCAAAGAACTTGGTGAAGATGCCAAAGCAGAGGATATTCTGAAAATTCTTGAGTCCATTGGTACAGTTGCCTTGAGACTGAAGATGGAAGAAAAAGAAGGACCTTTTGGATTTAACAAAAAAGATGACGGAACAACAGACGAAGACTGAGACCCAACGTAAACCTACTATTTTGGATTCTCTTGGACCTAATCCTACCATTGAGAAGAATATTCCTGAGGATGTTGTCTGGATTGATGATGCTTTTTATATTAAAAAGACACGCTTTGGTCTCTATACTAGTGTTGTAAAAGAACCCATTTATGGTGCTCACTTCCTCACAGGTGGCACTGAGGATGGAGTTCTTCAAATGACACGATGGCATCTTAAGTGTCTACAGGAAGGCACTATGCAGGACTATACTCGTGTTGTAAATAATGGAGTTGTTGGAGGCAAGTTGTGAGGAAACTAATCAATAAGATTAGAGACTATATACAGAGCATCAAAAACAAAAAACGTGATCCATTTATCTACAAATGACACAGTATAATTTTGAATATACTACGCTTGATGAGCGTATTGAACAGTTGGAGACTCGTGTGCGCGAATTAGAAAATATCATTGACAAAATCGCACCGTCCAAATATAATCTTGAAAACTATTCCCTTGGAGACAAATGAAGATCTTCCTTGACACTGCAGATACTGAAGAAGTCCGTAAATATTTTGCAACAGGACTTGTTGATGGTGTCACTACTAACCCTTCCCTGATTCGCAAGGCGGGTCGTGATCCTGAGGAAGTATATCAGGAGATGATTGATATTGGTGTGCCTGATGTCAGCATGGAAGTTGTTGGCACCGTAGGTGAGATGTATGAAGATGGTGTTCGTCTTGCTGAGAAGTTTGGCACTGCTGCCACTATCAAACTCCCCTGCACCCCAGATGGTCTTATGGTCTGTAAAGATTTGACCAAACTGGGTATCAAAACTAATGTAACTCTTGTCTTCTCTGTTGCACAGGCAGTTATGGCAATGAAGGCAGGTGCAACCTATCTGTCTCCTTTTGTTGGACGTTGCAATGACAACTCCTTCAGCGGTGTTGAATTGGTTCGTGCTATCGCAACTTGTCGTTCTGTCCATGGCATGAAGACTGAAGTGCTTGCTGCATCTCTGCGTGATGCACATCATGTCTCTCGCTGCTTCATGTATGGTTCTGACATTGTTACCATGCCAACCAAAGTGTTCAATGCAATGTATGACAGTGTGTTGACTCGTGAGGGACTTGCTATCTTCCAACGTGATTATGAAGCATCCCTTGAGGCACTGAATAATGTATGAAGAACTAAATTGCTTTGAAGAAGCATTGAAGCACTTCGGCACTCGTGTTGAGGTTATCTGTGCTATGGAACTTGGTGGTAGAATTACTGCTGAGGATGCCTATCAGATGATCAAAGATGAGATGAAGGAAGTGAAGTCTTGTCGTAAAAAGTTTAACAAGAACAATGGCTGCTAAAATCTATGAGTCACCCGATGGTGGCAAGACAGTGTATGTTCGTGAGATGGGTAGTGATGAACCACGTCGTCAGATCTACCCTGATCTCATGAATGAGGTGCAGGCAACATCACCATATAATGATGGGTGGACACAACAGTTTTACAGAGAACAGTGGCCACCTTATGTGCCCGATGGGTTCAAAGATAAATATGAGAACTACCAAGCAGTTCTTGATGATGGTTGGGAGTTTACTGGTGATGGATTCTGGATTAAATGTACTTGATAAATAAGTAAATAAAGGAAGTATGTTTGTAAAATGGCAGCAATATTAACCGCCAACGGCATTGAATTTAATGATGGGACATCCTTAACGTCAAAATACTCTGTTTTGGCACAGAATTCTGTTGCGGTATTTTATCAATCTGCCGCACCAACTGGGTGGACTCAGGTAACTGCACATAACGACAAAGCACTCCGTTTAGTCAATGGAACTGGTGGTGGGTTTGGTTATGGTGGACTAGCAGGAGCAGGTGGTAATACTTTTACTCAGGTATTTCCATCAAGCACCTCAAGTTTGTCTGTTTCTTATAATTCAACTGTTCCTGTTAGTGGATCTGTTGGTGGTCACTCTCTATCAGTATCTGAGATTCCAAACCACACTCACAGTTCTGGAGTTGGTGGTGGAGCTGTTGCTGCTAGTGGTGGTAGTACATTTAGGGTTCCTGGTACTAATCAATCTGGTGGTGTTGTATCACCTCAAGGTATTGGTCAAGCACACTCACACCCTTGGAGCGGATCTATCAACTTTAATGTTAGTGGATCTGGTTCTCTTGACATGAGACTTCAGTATATCGATGTAATTATCTGCAGTTTTAGTTGATATGGCAAGATTAACCGCTAGCGGAATTCAGTTTGATCTCCTAAATCCATCTGATGCTATAACTAGTTTTTACTGGATATATCCCGCAGGAACCAAAAAACTATTTTATCAGTCAACAGCACCTACTGGTTGGACCCAAGATGCTTCGCAGGGTAATAAAGCACTGCGAGTTGTAAATGGGTCTGGTGGTGGAACTGGTAATACAACAAATTGGACATCAGTGTTGCAATCATCTAATACCATGAGTGTCAATATCTCTGGTAATTTTCCGATTAGTGCATCACTTGGTGGTCATACATTATCATTAACACAATTAGCAAACCATACACATACTTTACTTGTTGGACCAGCATCTGGTGCAACTGCTACACCATTTAGTAGTTCTGGAACAACATTTGCTCAAAATGGATCAGTTGAAACTGGTGGTACTGGTGGTGGCGGTGCTCACTCACACCCATTCTCAGGAAGCGCATCAATCAATGAGACTGCAAGTTTAAATGTAAGTATGGCGGTTCAATATATTGACGTTATATTGTGCTCATTGAACTAAATATGGTATAATTATTTTACATTGGAGAGATTATGGCGAAACTTGAGGTTGGTAAATTTTGTCCTTTGATTGGTAAAGATTGTATTGGTCTTGAGTGTTCTTGGTATACACAAATCAGAGGCATGAATCCTCAGACAGGAGAACCTGTTGATGAATGGGGGTGTGCAGTTACCTGGATGCCAATGTTGTTGATTGAGAATTCAAATCAGCAACGGTCTACAAGTGCTGGTGTAGAATCTTTTAGAAATGAGATGGTGAAGGCAAATGAGACTAACATTAGTGTGTTATCCTCTGCAGCACAAATGCTCCATGAAGCAAGAACTACTAAAGTAATTCCAGCACAAGTCGAAGAGGTGGACACATGAACGTAACTAAATTTACTCTTATTGAAGCAGATAAGTATATTGCAATAAATGATCAGGGCATCTGGTTTACAGATGAAGACTGGCCATTTGCTGATATCGAGCATCTTTGGGCAATTCAATGGAAGGATGATGGAACTCCTGAAGGATCAGGTCATATTGAATATGATTCATCAGATAGAGAAAATGATCCTGCTTGTAGGCAACATATTGATAAGTATGTAAAGCATTGGCAAGATAAATTTGAAACTGTTGAGGCAGAGAGGATTGCTGCTGAGAAGGAACAAGAGAAGAATGCATTCTCTTGGGCAGAGGCAATGCAAGAATTAGAGACTCAAATGGAGGAGATGCAGAAGCGTCACCAAGAGACTCTAGATGCTGTAAATTGGGAAGATCAGCAGGTACAGAAGAGACTGCAAGATCAGATGGATGAAATGCAGCAAAGACATGAAGAGAATCTTGCTGAATTAGAGCGTGATCGTGAGATTACGATGGCAGAAGTTAGTGAGATGAGAATGCTTCATGATGTAAATTTGTCTGAAATTGAATCTGACTATCAAAAAGATCTGGCAAACATGGCAGAAGATCATGAAGCACAGATGGAGAGTGTACAAAGAACAATTGAAGAGACACATGATGCATTCTTCTATGCTCAAGACTCTGTAGAGAATTCTCTTGGTGAAATGTCTACGGAAGGAGCATTTGATCAGACAGAATTTGAGAATGTGACTGTATTTGATGCCAATCTTGATGGTAGTTTGTTTGATGATGCAGTTATTGAAGAAGTGGATGGTGAAGATATAAGTTCTGTCAGTTCTTCCCTTGAAGGTGATGTTGATGAAATCTTACACATAGATGATGAGGAAGATGAAGAGAAATCTCAGTTGGAAGTAGATTTATCTATTTTGGACAATGAGTTTAACTTGGAGATGATGTTTGATGACACTCCAGATGAGCAGGTTGTGGATGAGATTGAGAAGTTGATTGATGATACTGACAATAGTGACGACTCCGAAGTACCTGATGCTGAAGTACCCGACAAATGAATGAGCAATTGATTAAGGACAACTATTTGGTTGTTCCTAACTTTATATCATCATCTAGATCAAAAGAATTATCACAGAGTTATAATGAATATGTAACAACCCATGAGATGGGTGAGGATCCACAGGTTCCTGGTTGCTTTACTGCAAAGATGGATTATATACCATTTTTGGAGTTACTTATTGAAAAATCAATGACTGTTACACAGTTGGTAGGGGAAACAGTCCTACCAACTTATTCTTATGCCAGGATATATGGTCATGGTGATGTACTAAAAGACCACACAGATAAACCAGAGTGTGAAATATCACTAACTATCAATCTTGATTGTGATGAAGTTTGGGATATCCACATAACCAAACCAGATGGTGTGGTAAAAAATGTGTCACTAGAACCTGGTGATGCTATGATATATCTTGGATGTAGTGCTTCTCATGGTAGAAAACCATTTGTAGGTAATCACTGTACTCAAGTATTCTTACATTATGTTAGAAGTAATGGAGTACATTTTGAGAGTTACTTCAATAAAAATCATCGTTATGTGCATGATCCTGTGAAGGTAAAAAAAGAACCCAAACCTGTAGTTGTCTCTAATAATGCTTTAGCAGAGTATATCAAGATCTATGATAATATACTCACTCCTGCAGATTGTGAGATTATATTGCAGGAATATGCAGAGTGTGATCTCTGGAAACCTGCATCAGTGAGTGCTGATAGTATTGAAAACCGTGAGGTTAGAAATTGTGATACTATTGGTGTATCATTACCAGAACTATTGACAACAGAGACTAGACGTACTATTGACAGGATCTTCTTTAAATCTTGTTGTGCAGTTGCTCAAAAGTATATGAGTGACTTCCCACACTGCATAGTAAAAGAAGATACTGGATATGATTTGCTCAGATATAATGCTGGTGGGTTCTACTCTGAGCACTGTGATAGTTTTAAAGAGATGATGAGATCAGTCTCGGTAATCTATTCTTTGAATGATGATTATACGGGTGGTAACGTCGCATTTTTTAATGGTGAGATTGAGATTGCAATACCTGCAGGTAGTGTAATTGTCTTCCCATCAAACTTTATGTACCCCCATCAAGTTCTACCAGTTCTAGATGGAACTAGGTATTCCATGGTGACATGGTTAAAATAATATAGTATAATACTACAAAATGGAGTAATTATGGCACTGTCCGACTCGGTTAAAGAATCTCTTGATGATGCATCAGCATCTCTCCGCAATGCTCTTGCATTTGCTGCTCGTGGTGAAAAACCACATGTATGCAAAGGAATTGCTGAGATGATTGCTAACATTGAAAACCTTACCACGATTGAAGACATCTTCGATAAGTTGGATAGTCGCAAAGATGGTGACTCTGGCAAGTGGGGTCCATTGACTGACTTAGGTGAGTGAAACTTTACAAAACATAATTCAAATCTTAAGCGATCCCAAAGACAATCCAAATCTAGCATAGATAATGTTAGAATTTGAAGACATCAGCAAACGAGGCACTTATGATTAACCTGCATCAGAAGTACAACCATTACCTGCATACTGATAAAAAACTAGATATTCAAAACATTGACGAGAGAGTTCTCGGATATGGTTGGACTGATGATGGTAAGGATCTCACAGGTTACTACGTCCATACGGAGAACCATCGTTTGTACTTTAATCTTAAGGATCAATACGTTCGCAAAGAAGTTTGGGATGAGGTAGCATAGATAGTATATACGACTTACTAAGCAATGGATAAAAATGAATTGCTCAGCAAAGTTGGACTTCTATGCATTAAGTTAACTTCTGATTACAGAAGGGAGACTCTCTGGAAACTCACTAGGATCATTGATCAAACTGGTGGATCTTCCAGAGATATTGAATTAAAAAAGAAAGAGTTAGAGTCTAACTTTGATATTGGTTCTTTTATTGTTGACTGCGACAATAGAAAGTACTTTAAAATTGTACAGATCCTGGATGAGGATGAGTATAAAACTCATGCTTTTGTTGGATTTGCTGATGGAGTGGTTTATAAACCAAGGAATGATCACTCTGCCAATAGAAAACTTGGTTGGGATCTTGATCTATGCATACGAGTGTGTGATTGGAGAGGATTCTACCTTAATAAAGATCCTAAATGAGCAACAATGGGACTATTTGATCAAAAATCACAATTACATGACACTATTCTAAACCACTATGATCTTGGTGCTGGATGGTATAAGAGACAATTAGAGACTAGAGCTATCACTGGTTCACCATTCTGTAGGATATTCTTTTTAGATCCTGTAGGACAAATGTGGTTAATTGATAGTGATGGGACACATGACTTCTCCGAAGAAGATGGTCAATTTAAATGGGTGAAGAATGGTAATCGTGGTAGATGCAAACCATTTTACTTCTCAGGTAAAGTAACAGTATATCCAAGTAAGTGGGACTGTTACTATGCACCTTACCCTGAATGTAGACTTTTATTTCGTAACGGCGTTCTAGAAGTTATCACTCATGTTAATAAACATGTTTGAATGTTTAGTTGTATGTGAATTATACAAATGTTAGTAAATTAACATAAACTGTACTATATAATACAGAATATGGATTAGGAGGTTGCCATGTAAGATCGGTTATCTACATCATGACTTACTAATGTGAAGGAGTTACCATGCATAATTTAATTTCTTACAATCAACTAGCAGGATGGAAGCAATTTGAAGAGACCGTTGAACGTGCAAATGCAGTGGAGGATGCAATCAATGACTACTTTGAATGTTTGATCGAGTGTGATGACGATCAACCGACTTGCAAGAGAATCTGTAAGCAGATTCTGGCTGATAAGACTCTAGACACCAAACTAATATGATCTAATTACAATCTTTTATGTCTTCTCGCCCCCTTGACTATATGTCAGGGGGGTTTTATAATAGGCAAACACCATGTGAGAAGACATGCAACCTTGGGAACGTATTGAGCAAAAACTCAAAGATATTGAGGATAAGATCGAAGACATTCGCAGAGATGTGAACTCCTGGAGACCTGCTGAATGGGAATCATACTACGAGAATGACCCATTTGCAAATAAGACTGATAAGGAGAAGCAACGTGAGTATACTCTGGCAGAACATCGATATGAAGGCATGAGGGCACAACTTGATCTCACTGGTGATGTAGACCTTGACTATTGGTACGGAACATGAATCCTGACAACATAGAACTGGAGACAATGAATAGATCTTTTGAGTATGAAAAACTTGCTCGTGAGATTGATAGTGTTGATGATGTAAAGACGCTTCGTAATGTGGCAAAGTCTTACGCTAAACTATTCCTAAAACAGAAGGAGACTGTAGCATCTATAGCAAAGATGAAGATTGATGAGTTGTAGTTGCTCATTATGATACATATGATAGAATCAGAGGGAATTCAAATGAATCCAATGTTCGACAAGCATCAATGGCGACTGATCCTCCGTGCTCTTCGTGAGCGTCGTGGGCATGAGATGTGTGGTACTAAATGGTATCAGGAATATTCTGACATGATCATTGCAATTGAGAATGGCATGAGCAATATTACCGAAGCAACTGAAGACGATTGGGAAGATTTTTGGTCTAGTGACTCACGAGAACTCACTTCAAATGGCATGTATTGATATGGTGACAAATACCTAATTAAATTGAATCTGCTATAATACATACATTGACAACAGTTGGCACTTATGAAAGTTGGAATGATTGGACTTGGACGGATGGGAGAGGGTATGTCCCGCCGTCTTATCAAAAACGGACACGAAGTACATGGGTATCGCAACAACTATAAAAAATCTGAAGAGCAATTTGAGAAGGGTTATATCAGTGGATGTACCACTTCTATTGAAAATCTTGTTCAAGTAGTTCATCAGCAGGACGGTCTCGTTGGCAGTTCTCCTGGTGTATTCATGATGGTCGTGCCAGCAGAGACCGTAGAGGACACTATCGATGAGCTATTACAGTTTTGTGTGGAAGGAGATATTATTATTGATCATGGCAATAGCAATTTTAAGGACTCTCGCAGGAGGGCAGAACGGTTATCTAAACTTGGCATCGCGTATCTTGACTGCGGTACTAGTGGTGGTGTTTACGGTCTGGAGCGTGGATACTGCCTTATGGTTGGTGGTGCAGATCATGCAGTATCCGCCTGCCGTCCAATCTTTGACGCACTCGCACCAGGTATTGACGCTGCCCCACGAACAAGTAACGGAGATTATATCCAATACCCTGAAGAGCATGGATGGATCCTTGCTGGCGGTCCTGGAGCAGGTCACTTCGTAAAGATGGTGCATAATGGTATCGAGTATGGTATCATGCAGGCATATGCTGAAGGATTTAACATCCTACACGAAGCAAATGCAGGTTCCAAGTATGTCAAAGCAGGAGATGCAGAAGTTGCCCCGATGGACAACCCTGCCGATTATCAGTACGACATTGACGTTGCTAAGGTTGCTGAGTGTTGGCGTCGTGGTAGCGTGGTTGGCAGTTGGTTGCTTGACCTTACCGCTACTGTACTACGCAGCGATAGAGAGCTTAGCAAGTTCGATGGGGGAGTATCAGACAGTGGTGAGGGTCGTTGGACGGTTCACGCTGCTGTGGATCTTGGCGTACCCTCTCCTGTCATCAGCAGTGCGCTGTGGGCACGCTTTGAGTCGCGCCGTCTGGGTGCTTTCACTGCCAAGGTTCTAAACGGTATGCGTGCAATGTTTGGTGGGCACGATGTCCGATAGATCTCATGTAATTTGTGCTAAATGTGGTGGTAAAGGTTGTGATTACTGCCACAAAGGTTGGGAATGTGAAGGTCCTGACTGTCAAAAATGTAAAATCTTTGGACCTATTAAACATGGATTATGATTCTTCTGCTGAACAAATGA